GATCCAGAACAAGGCATGCATCCTTGGGTAGTTTCTTTTGACTTGAACTCTCTATATCCACATTTAATGTTACAATTTAATATGTCACCAGAAACTTGGATTGACGACAGACGTGAATATGTAACTCAGGATATGGTTCTGACAGATGATTATGTAAATGATGACCCATCAGTTTCAGTTGCTGCAAATGGTGTATGCTTTAATAATAAAAAGGTTGGTATCATTCCGGAAATTATTGACGAATACTATAACAATCGTTCTGTAATTAAAAAGCAAATGATTGCAGTCGAACAACAGCTCGAAGTTGAGACTGATGCAAGAGAAATTAAAAGGCTCAAACGAGAGGTTAACCAATTACATAACTCTCAGATGTCTATCAAAATTGCCATGAACAGCCTATACGGTGCAACGGCAAACAAATATTTCCTCTATTATATTTCAGAAATGGCAGAGGCTATTACTACATCTGGTCAATTGGCAATCCGATACGCTCAGAAATCTGTTAACAATTATATGAATAAGGTCCTAGGTACAAAAGACAAAGACTATATTATATACATTGACACAGACTCAATTTATGTCAACTTTGGTGACCTCATTCAAGAAGTGTTTGGTACAAAAGACATTGACAAGAAACAAGGCGAAGAGTTCCTGGATAAAATTTGTTCTACCAAAATCGAACAAGTGATTGAAAATGGCTATTTGGAACTCCAACGACAGATGGGTGCATATCGTAATGCGATGGTGATGAAACGTGAAAAGATTACCGACAGAGCAATCTTTGTGGCCAAAAAGAGATATATTCTCAACGTGCTCAACTCAGAAGGTGTTCATTACGAAAAACCAAAAATCAGTGTGACTGGTTTGGAAAGTGTTCGTTCATCAACGCCAGAGGTCTGCAGAGAAAAAATGAGGTCCGTGTTTAGTGTAATCATGAATGGTACCGAATCCGATGTTCAGATCTATATTAAGGACTTCAGAGACGAATTCAAATCATTACCAGTAGAGGCAATTGCTAAAACATCTGGCACTGATGACATTGAAAAATACAAACACCCAGTGACATTGTTCAGAAAAGGTTGCCCTATACACGTCCGAGGTTCTATTGTTTATAATCATCATTTGGCTCAAAACAAATTGTCCAAACGATATCCATCAATACAATCTGGTGATAAGGTCAAGCTCGTCTATATGAAAGTGCCTAATCCGATACAACAAAATGTTATCAGTTTCCCTGGCGTATTACCAGAGGAAATGGAACTTACTAAATATATTGACTATGACACACAATTCAGTAAAGTGTTTCTTACCCCAATCCAAGGCATACTTGATTCCTTAGGTTGGTCGTCAGAAAAAGTAGATACGATTGAGGATTTCTTTACATAATGATTAACCAAGTAGCTATTATAACAAATTTTAGAACTGGTAGTACATCTTTCACACTCTTAAAAGCAGAGGAATATAAGCTTCCATATAAGGCTGAATTGTTTGCACATAATAGACCAGAACCACTAGGTCGTGCCAAAGCAAAATACCAAATTCAGTTAAACTATAAACATTTGCCCGACGAAGAAAAGCAATGGTTACATAGTGAGGAATTTTTCCTCCAACAGCTAGAGGCTGGCCATGCTTGTGTCTTTAAGGTAATGCCCAATCAAGTCTCGTCCGATGAAGCCATGGACCGAATACTAAATAAAGTGGATAAAATCTATTACCTCTATCGCAGGGATTTTCTAGCTCAAGTAAAGAGTTGGATTGCTGTAAGACAGATAGGAGATTTTGGTGGAACTGGGTTTGTATCATATAAGAATGCTGTAGGTGTTGAGAAAATGAAACAACTACATTTGGCGAAAAACGGCATTGGTGAAACAGTAAAACATCATGTTGATATACAAAGTGACTGGGAGAAAAATTACCATTTAAGGTCCGGTCCACTTACTGAAGGTCTCATAAAAAATTATGAAAATATGGCCGAAACAATGAAAAAGCATCCAGGTGAGCTTATTTGTATGGAGGATTACTTTAACGAGTCACACTACCCTGCATATAATAGAGAAATTACCTGGGAAATCGAACCAAAGATCCCACCGGGATTCGATGTTGAAAAAACTTTAAAAAGTAGTTGACAAATACAAATAAACGTGTTATAATATACACACATTAGGAGAAAAATATGAGTGATGTACAAATCGTAAGGCTTACAACTGGTGAAGAAGTTGTGGCAAAAGTAAAATATGATAAAGGATTCTATACCTTGACGGATGGTATTCTTTTAGTCCCAGCAGGCGAAGGTAAGATTGGAATGGTTCCTTTCGTTCCTTATGCTAAAAGGGAACCAATTGTAGTAAATGAAAACTCAGTTATGTTCTGCGCAGAGCCAATGGACGAATTGAAAAAGCAAGTAATTGAGGCAACAACTGGAATCGCATTGCCTGGTTCTGGTGGATTGGCACTAGTATAATGTCAGTTACAATTTATGGCAAAACATCATGTGGCTATTGTGTTCAAGCAAAAAGTCTATGTGAACAAAAAGGACTCGATTATACTTATCTTCAATTAGATGAGGATTACACGTTTGACGAATTCAAAGCAGAATTCCCAACAGCAAGAACTTTCCCTCAAATTATTGTCGATGATAATAAGGTTGGTGGGTATACTGAACTTAAAGCACTAACTGAGGTTGAAGATTAATGAAAAAATCTAAAAGAAGTCCTGTGAGTACTCTAACTCACACAACAAGAGAAGTTGCAATTCATTTCCTAGCTTGGAGAGAAAAGCAAAACTTAAAATCATCTATGATTGGTCACAACGGTGGGCCAAAATAGGGGTTGACAATAAAGAGTAATTGTGTTATAATGTACTTATATTATGGCTAACACAAGGATGCAAACTATGTCAAAACACACACTTACACAGAATCAAGAAGAGGTTTTCAGCCTCTTTAAACTAATTCTAGGTCAACCAAAAGCTTATAAAAAATGCCATAAAATGGCTAATTCAGCTCTAACAAATTCCTTGTTTGCAGCTGGACGAATGCCAGTGAGATTTATCTCTGAAAAGGCAATGGCTGAAAGGGCAAAGGATACTAAATACAGACCATGTTATGAACACTATTTCAGTAGAACAAAATCTGTACAAGATATCCTTAGTGCGTTTGAGAGGGGCAAGAGTGATGATTTCATTAAAAGACTCTTAATGTCTAGAATGAGAGGCCATTATACTACTTCAGAAGAGAATATTACATTGAAAAAATATGATACTCTATTTTGGAGAGATGCATATAAGGCAGCAGGTATTAAACTAGTTCCTTGGGTCGCAACCCCAGCTAGAAAATTTGACTATATAATAGAGGGCGTAACATATACTTCTCCTTCTAAGGTCGCAGAGAAATATAAAATGAGTAAGGAAGGTGTGTCTTACAGATGTAAGGCAAAAACTTTTCCAAAATGGAGACTCAAAAAAGTTGCGTAAAGTTACTAAATATATTTCAAATGAGGTAAATTAAATTATGAATGATAAAATTTTAAAAGAATACACAAAGGATACAGCAGCCGAATATGACGATTTGGTTGGATATGTTTCTGATGAGAATATTACTGACACATTAGGTGGATTCCTAGGTGAGGAAGCAGAGGAATATAAACCACAAGTAAATAGGAAAAAAGTTGATGCTGAGTTCCCAGAGGATTGGCAGACACTTTTTGTAAACTTTGAAACTGAACAGGACTATATTAACTTTATGTTGGCGATTGATGAAAAACCAATGCCGAAACTTAAGGATGTAGTTTATAAAGCTGGCCGTGAAGAGAATGGCCTATTGGACCTATTATAATGTATACACCAGTAAAAACTCAAGAACAACTTCAAAAGGAATGGCGTAATCAGTACGTACAATGGTATGCAGCTGGTATGCCAACCTTTCAAGCAAAGAAAAAAGATGTATTCAAACAAATCGCTGTTAAATTCAAATCAGAAGAAGATAGGAATCATTTCAGTGATAAAATGGAATATAATCTAACAAAGAAAACAAACGTTGTCTATTATCCTGCTAGAGGCAGAGAAGAAAATATGACAAACAGATATGTCGAAACTGACACAGATCATTTTAATCCAAAATATCCTATCTATATTATTAGTAAAGGTAGAGCAGATACAAGACATACTGCAAAGACATTGGAGAAAATGGGCATACCATATTACATCGCGGTTGAACCACAAGAATATGATGTTTATGTCAAAGCTACAAGTGCCGCAGGCGATTTAGGTACCGTATTGGAATTACCATTCAGTAACCATGGTAAAGGCTCAGGCCCTGCCAGAAACTGGTGTTGGGAACACTCCCAAGCTAATGGTCATGCTAGACATTGGTTAATGGACGATAACATTGATGGGTTCGTAAGATTACATAAAAACAAAAGATATCGTGTAGAGAATGGCTCTGGTATTTTTAGGGCTACTGAGGATTTTGTTGACAGATATGAAAATGTTGCACTAGCATCTTTTCAATATAAATTCTTTGTTGTTGACCCATGCCCATATCAGCCATTCATACTAAATACAAGAATGATGTCGTGTATCTTAATTGATAATAACTGCCCACATAAATGGAGAGGCAAGTTTAACGAGGATGTAGATCTAAGTATTCGTGTCCTTAAAGAAGGTTTGTGTACAGTATTAATGTATGCATTTGTTCAAGGCAAATTAAGAACCGGAACAGTAAAAGGTGGAAACACAACTGAGGTATATGAGGATTATTCTGGTGAAGGTGAAAATGATCCAGCATATAACAAATCAAAAATGTTAAAAGAAATGCACCCTGATTGTGTAACACTAGTTGAGAGATATGGCAGAGTACATCACCATGTAGATCTCAATGCGATTATGAATAAAGATGGATATCCTGCTAGACAGAATCCTCTTATTTTGAAAAAAGATGTACCAATTGTAAATAAAGTAGATAATTATGGAATGCAACTAATGCGTAACTGGAATACGGATGAACAATATCCAGACCCACAGTTCGAGGCAGATGAATTTCCAGAAGGGAGAACATCCATCCATGGCTAAAATTCTAATAACAGGTGGTGCAGGTTTTGTAGGAAGTCATCTTGCTGAAAGACTTGTATCCGAAGGCCATGATGTAATTTCATATGATAATTATTTTACTGGCTCAGTAGAAAATCATGTGGAGAGAGTTGCATATGTTGAGGATTGTACTACAAATCTAACGCCGGATAGATTCTCTGGTATTGATAGAGTTTATCATTTAGGTGAATATTCTCGTGTCGAACAATCATTTGACGATATCGAATTGGTTCATAAATTTAATTGCGAAGGCACAACAAGAGTATTGGAATGTGTCCGTGCATGGGGTGCAAAACTTGTTTATTCAGGCTCCAGTACAAAATTTGCTGACACTGATGATGGTTATGTAATGAGTCCTTATGCTTGGTCCAAAGCTCGTAATACTGAATTGGTAAAACAATATGGTGAGTGGTTTGGTATTGATTATGCAATTACATACTTTTATAATGTATATGGACCCAGAGAAATAAAAGATGGACCATACGCGACACTTATTGCAAAATATGCAAAATTAAAATCTGATGGCAAGGCTCTACCAATTGTAATGCCTGGTACCCAGGAAAGAAATTTCACTTATATAGATGATATTGTAGACGCTCTAGTACTGATAGGTGACAAGGGACAGGGCGATGAATATGGTATTGGCCATCCAGAAAAATACACTGTGGCGGATGTAGCTAGAATGTTTAACACTCGTACCAAACAACTACCACCTAGAAAAGGCAATCGTATGTCTGCTAGTGTCATCACAGAAAAAACACGGGACCTAGGCTGGTCTCCAAAACACAATCTAAAAACTTATATAAATAAGTTGATAGATAATGGTTGACATTATGTACAAAATAGTGTATAATGGTACAACAAATGAGGAATTTATATTATGAAGCACTGCATTATTGACTTTGAAACAATGGGTATTGATACCAATAACTGTGTCGTCATAGACATGTCAGCATTGGTATTTGATTGGGACAAATTTACTTCCGACAAACCATACAATTTCGGCGACATTCAGTCAGTCCAAAAATACAAATTCGATATTAGAGAACAAGTTTCTCTATACAATTTTACTATTGATAAAAGCACTGTTGCATTCTGGGAATCACAACCATCTGATGTTCGTAAGAATATCGTACCGAAAGCAACAGATATCAGCTTAGAACAATTTGCTGAACAGTTTATATCATACCTAATCCCACACGGAAAAATCTCTAACTGGTGGTCAAGAAGTAATTCTTTCGATCCGATTATACTATGGAGATTATTTGATGCAATTGGAAAGAAAAATCAAGTGATGGAATATCTGCCACATTGGTCCCTTAGAGATACAAGATCTTGGATTGATGCGAAATTGGATTTCCCTCGCAAAAATGGATTCTGTCCTATTGAAGATACACAACTTTGGGATAAAACTTTTAAAGCACACGACAGTGCCTGGGATATTTTAGCTGATGTGTTAAGATTACAGGCAATTGAACGTGCAGAGAAACTTGATTAATTTTATATTATGGAGACAAAATGGAACAAGCAACAAATATTAGAGCGTTTAAAACGCCAAGGCAGATGAAACTTACCATGCCAGGATTAAACTTAAAACTTGGAATTATCGGCAGAGGTTTTGTCGGTGGTGCAGTAGCGAATGGATTTGAAACTGATACAGTAGATACTTTCGTAGTTGACCCACGATTTTCAGAACTTACTGCAATGGATTTGGTAGAATTAAATCCTGATGTAATGTTTATTTGTTTACCGACACCAACAAGGAAAACAGCAACAGCTGATGGCCCAGTAGGTAGTGTAAACGCAGACCTTATTAGAGACACACTAAAAACTCTTAATAAAGAAAAATACGAGGGCGTTGTTGTAGTTAAATCAACAGTCGCACCAAGTGTCTTGGAAGGCTTTGTGAATACTTTTACTCAATTACAAATCGTATATAATCCAGAATTTCTAACTGAAGCAAATGCTAATGATGATTTCATTAATCCACCATTCCAAATTTTTGGGGGTGACTGGGACGCATGTACTAAGGTTGAACAAATGTACACAAAACACAGCCTTGTAAAACCTGTTCCTTCATTTAAATTGGATATCAAAGCAGCAAGTTTTCTCAAATATACAATGAATAGTTGGTTGGCAACGAAAGTTGTATTCTTTAATGAACTAAGACAATTATATAATACCTATTCCATGAACACACCTTGGGAAGAGTTTATCGGTATATTGGCTCACGAACCAAGAATCGGACCTTCTCATATGAATGTCCCAGGCCCAGATGGTCAATTTGGTTTTGGTGGCAATTGCTTCCCAAAAGATACAAAAGCCTTTGTTGAGGAATCAAGAAATAATTCCATGTTGGAGTTATTGGAAAGGGCAATACAACTTAATGACACGTATCGTGTTGACAAATAACCAAAAGTGTGTTATAATATAGGAACTAAATAATGCTAAATTTAAAAGAAAAAATACTAACAGCTTCGGAACTACATTTCAAAGCTCATATTGAAAAACATAAAATTAATGTGGAAGTTCTATTGAACTCTCATGTCGGTGTGGCAGAACATCCGGATATTATGGAAACAATTGAAAAAGAATTGGCCCTGATCTCTGAATACGAAGACAAATTGGAAATGCTTAACAAACATTTTAAAACTCCTGCTGCCCCTAGGCTTCCTTAAAGGAAAAAGTATATTATGCAGATTGAAGTAGCAACCGAAGAATTAAGAAAATATAAACTATTCATTGGTACACCTATGTATGGTGGTCAATGTGGTGGTTTATATACAAAATCAACAAATGATTTGAGTATGCTTTGTGCACAACATCAAATCCCACTCAAATATTATTTCTTATTTAATGAGAGTCTAGTACAAAGAGCTAGGAACTATATTGTAGATGAATTTATGAGAAGTGATTGTACTCACTTGATGTTCATTGATTCCGATATAGGTTTTAATCCTAAAGATGTATTGGCACTACTTGCATTAAATATCCAAAACCCAGATGAATATGATGTCGTAACTGGACCTTATCCTAAGAAAACAATTGCTTGGGAAAAAGTTGCTAAGGCAGCTGAACTAGGACTTGCAGAAGACAATCCATTTAAATTGGAACAATATACATCTGACTTCGTATTTAATCCTGTTAAAGGTACCAAATCATTTAAACTTGGTGAACCAGTTGAAGTGTCAGAAGCTGGAACAGGTTTCATGCTTATTGCAAGAAATACTCTGGAAAAATATCGCGATGCGTATCCAGAACTTAAATACAAACCCGATCACATCCGCACCAACAACTTTGATGGTGAAAGGGACATTACCGCATATTTCGATTGTGTTATTGACCCTGAATCTAAACGCTATCTTTCAGAGGATTATTTCTTCTGTCAAATGGCTCGTAAAGCAGATTTAAAAGTTTGGATGTGTCCATGGATGCAAATTAACCATGTAGGCTCTTATATCTTTAGAGGTAATATGGGCTCAATTGGTCAATTAGGTGTATCGGCAACTGCTGACAAAAATAGTAGTAGAAAAACGTACTCACCTATTGACAAAGCAACGAAATAGGTATATAATACCACATGAAAACGAAAATTAACTTGGAGACTATATATTATGAAATTTTCAAATGAAACGCTGAACGTTTTAAAATCATTTACAGCAATCAATAAGAGTATTCTATTGAGCGCAGGTAATACAATTAAAACTATTACGCCAGAAAAGACACTGATTGCAATCGCAGAGGTTCCAGATACAATGCCATCACAGGCTTGTGTTTATGACCTTTCAAGATTCTTGTCAATCTTGTCTTTATATAACGAACCGAACGTTGAATTTGGAGATAAATACTTTATAATCTCTGAAGGTAAGCGTCGCACGAAATATGTCTACGCTGACATTTCCATGATTCACACACCACCAGAAAAGGAAATAACACTTCCTTCGGCTGATGTGACTGTAAATGTTTCTGAGGGAGATTTATCTTCCGTACTTAAGGCGGCAGGTGTATTACAATTCTCTGAGGTGGCTTTTGTAGGCGAAGGCGGCAAATGTTATCTCAAAGCTATCGACAGTTCCAATGAAAACGCAGATGACTTTGGCGTGGAAATTGGCGAGACTGCCGATAAGTTTAATGTTATCATTAAAACCGATAATCTTAAACTACTACCTTTGGACTATCAGGTAACAATATGCTCAAAAGGCATATCTGAATTCAAAGGAAAAGGTGTCACATACTATGTGGCGATTGATTCAAAGTCGACTTATAATAAAGGTGAATAATATGAACGAACCAGTGAATGGTAACTTCGGCCAACAAAATGGCCAACAAGAACAACCGGTGAGTATTACTCTCGGTGACCTCAGTACTCTATTACAGATTATTGATGTATGTTCGCAAAGAGGCGGGTTCCAAGGACAAGAACTTGCTGGTGTTGGTATGTTACGAAATAAAGTAGAAACATATCTAAGACAAAACGCTCCACAACAACAACAGGATTCTTCTGTTGCTGAACAAGGCGTTGACGTCCAAATGCCAGCTGAAGGTGAATTGGCTGACAAGGTAATTTCTTAAAAAAATTACCGAACTTATCTCGAGAATAGGGGACCAAGGTTATGCCTAGTCCCCGCCCCTCAATTTTTTATATTATGTTTTATGGTGATTAATTATGATAAATGCGAAAGCAAATGAAGTGTTATGGGTAGAAAAATACCGCCCACAACAAATCGCAGATACAATCCTACCAGAACAAATGAAGGAAACATTCCGAAAATTTGTTGCTGATGGTAATATCCCAAATCTTTTATTGGCTGGTGGTCCAGGCGTAGGTAAAACAACTATTGCGAAAGCAATGCTCGATGAGCTTGGTTGTGATTACATCGTCAAAAATGGCTCATTAAATGTCAATATTGATACCCTCCGATACGATATCTCTACGTTCGCCTCAGCTGTCTCGCTGACAGGCACGGGTCGTAAATATGTTATCTTTGATGAAGCAGACTATTTGAATACAACTAGTGTTCAACCAGCCTTGCGTAATTTCATTGAGGAATATTCTTCCAATTGTGGATTCATATTTACTTGTAATTTCAAAAATCGTATCATCAGCCCACTAAGATCCAGACTTTCAGAAGTTGATTTTGGTATTGAACAAACAGAAAGGCCAAAACTGGCAATGGATTTCTTTAAACGTACTCAAGAAATACTTGCTAACGAAAATGTTGACTATGACAAAAACGTCTTGGCAAAAGTTATTGAAAAACACTTTCCGGATTTTCGTCGTGTATTAACAGAACTGCAATCGTATGCAGCATCAGGTAAAATTGATGAAGGTATCTTTGTTAATATCAAACAGGAATCTATTGACGCACTGTTTAAATTTCTTAAAACTAAAAACTTTACAGAAATGCGTAAATGGGTTGCAAACAATTCAGATCAAGATATGAATGAAATGTTTAGGCGCATATACGATGCAGCTTCAAAGAAGGTAGAGTTCAGAACTCAGGCTGGTTTCATTGTGACTCTTGCTGATTATATGTACAAGGCAAACTTTGTCGCAGACCAAGAAATTAATATGGTTGCTTTCCTTACCGAAGTAATGATCGAATCAGAGTTCGTGTAATGTTAAAAACCAGATGTTTTAATTGTAACGCAACGACAACAAAAAAGAAGGCTTGGACTGTTGAAATGAATACTGCTGATGGGAAACACAAGGTCACATTATGTGATACCTGTGGCAAGGAATTTGATTCTCTATCCAAGGAATTAATAGAGGTGCTTGATGAAAGATCTTAGTCCGTTTGATTTTATGAATGCAGCGTCATTCAGTAAAAAGAATCTTATTGGTGACAGTGATAACCCAGAGCTTACAGAAAAGGAATATAATCCTTATATTGTTAATCGTGGGTTTACTTATTTTGAGGATACGATTCTTCATGCCAATGAGATGAACCAGAGACATGAGCTCTTTCCGGGTGCCCAATTTGAATATTATCGTAGTGTTTTAAGGAAACGCAAGAGATTTTCTAAATGGCATAAAGCCGAAAAGAATAATGATCTAGATGCAATACAAGAAGTTTATACGTGTAATCGCACGGTAGCAAAAATGTATTTAAAAGTCCTTAATCAGGAACAATTGAAATCTGTACACGAAAAGCTCGTTATTGGCGGTTGAGGTTTAAAATCCTATAAATAGTCTTATTGGTTATTGGCCATAAAGATTATTAAAATAAAAAGGTGAATATGTATCATGGATAACGAAGACATTTTTAGAGGTGTCGGCGTCGAGGTAGAGCTACCCACGCCAGACAGTTTCCTCAAAATCAAAGAAACTCTTACCCGTATTGGAATCTCTTCTCGTAAAGAGAAGAAGTTATTTCAGTCTTGTCATATCCTTCATAAGAAGGGACGATATTCCATTCTTCATTTTAAAGAGCTGTTCATATTGGACGGCAAAGCGAATACATTTACTGATGAGGATTTAGCTAGAAGAAATACAATTGTAAACCTTTTAGAAGAATGGGAACTGGTTAAGATTCTTGACAATTCAAAGACGACTGATCCAGTCGCATCACTCAATCAGATTAAAATTATTGCTTTTAAAGAAAAAGATGAATGGGAACTTGCAGTTAAATATAATATCGGCAAGAAATAGTTGACAAACGCACAATAGTGTGTTATAATATAGGTATTGATTATGGAAATTTTTAAAACAAAAGACTATGCAGAGATGCCAGCTTTTCAAACGAAAGGTTCGGCGTGTTTTGACATAAAAGCAGCATTCGCAGTAGGTGATAGAATTAAAACCTGGAATGCGCTGAATAAAGAAATAATGGTTCCAGCCAAAGCCTTTAAAGGTAGTGTTGGAATCCAAATCCCACCCCTAAGTAGAGCATTAATTCCGACAGGACTTATATTTAATGTGCCAGACAATCATGTGCTGGAAATGTTTGTACGCTCAAGTGTAGCGACAAAGAAAGGTTTAAACCTTTGTAATGGGGTCGGTGTAATTGATAGTGATTACGTAGAAGAGTCGTTTATCGCTCTATATAATATATCAGACAGTCTGGTAATTGTTGAGAGTGGCGAGAGATTAGCGCAATGTCGACTATCAAAGGTTTTGAAAACCGAACTAACCGAGGTTGATACTAGACCTTCTCAGAAAACTGAGAGGAATGGTGGTTTTGGTAGTACAGGAAAGAATTAAAGTACCTTTCTCCAAACATTTTGGATTCTAGATTGCTTCATTATTTCGTGGATTGCTAAATATTGCTTTTTAATAAAATACATGTATTCTCCTTTTATATAATTTGTATATATGTATTTATAACAGTAATGTTACAGACATGTGACAAAAGTGAAACAAAATTATGATTAAAGATGATACATTGCTTATTAAAATAAACAAAGAACAAAAGAAAGAATTCATTCAGCTCTGCAAGGATGATGATACATCCGCATCTAGAGAGATAAGACATTTTATTAAAAAGTTTATTTCTGATACAAAGAGCTTGAATAAATAGTTTTGTACATGCCATTAGGGTGTACAAATTAGGTGATGTGCGTAACAAGCCATCAAATTAACTAGTCTTGCTTAATAGGAGATAAAAATGACTGGATTAAATATAAACCAACTTACGCCGTTTGCGGTAGGCTTTGATAAGATGTTCGACAGACTCGTCGAATTTCCACAAGTTCACGTAGCAACTGGCTTTCCCCCATATAATATTCGTAGAAACAAGTCTGGTGACAAGTTCGCAGTAGAACTAGCACTAGCTGGCATGGATATTAATGATGTGGATATTGAAGTTAAAGAAGATGTTCTTACGATTAAGTCCACTTGGGACGAGAGAACTGAGGACGATACCATTGTACTTCACAAGGGAATTTCACAAAAGAAATTTACACGCAGCTTTACATTAGCTGACGACCTTGTAGTAGATGGTGCTAACTTTAAAAATGGGCTTTTAACAATAGCTCTTCAAAGAATTATTCCTGAAGAGAAAAAGCCAAAGAAAATTAAAATTGATAATAAGAAGGAATTCTTAATAGGTTGATTTTTTAATGTTAATCCGGGTGGGTTATGCTCACCCGTTTTTTGAAGGATATATTATGAAAAATGTACCACAAGTAACTTTTAAAACTAGAGTTAAAAACCCAGAAACAGATAATTTCGATTGGCAGTATCCTACTACCGATGATTATTTTGCTGAGAAAAGGGTTATTGCTTTCTCATTACCAGGAGCGTTTACTCCAACATGTTCAAATTTCCAGGTCCCTGGTTATCAAGCAATGTATGGAGACTTTAAGGCTTTAGGTATTGATGAAGTATATTGCATTGCATGTAATGATGCTTTTGTTATGAATGCTTGGGCTAAAGAACAACGGGCTGCTGATATTAAATTTATACCAGATGGCTCTTGTGAATTTACTGCAGGTATGGAAATGGTAGTCGCAAAGGATAACCTAGGTTTCGGTGTGAGATCTTGGAGATATGCTATGATTGTAAATGATGGCGTAATTGAAAAGATGTTTATCGAGCCAGGTAAATCTGATGATTGCGAGACTGACCCTTACGGGGAAACAAGTCCAGAAACTGTACGTGAATATCTAAGAGAAGTTGCTTCTAATTAATTAAAGGGGGTAGTTTCGGCTGCCCTTTTTAAC